GCTTCAAGCTGTTCTATTCTCGTAAGAGAACAATCTTTTGCCTTACCACCTAATGTTCTATCTACATTAACAGTGTCTTCCATAGCCTTGATAGCAACATTAAGTTGGGTATTTCGTTTCTTGCCTGATATTACTACCACACAATCAACTTCCATAACTCCCTCTCTGATGTGTTCTACACCAAATGCTAAATCTTCTCTATCTTCATCACTTGCTTCTATATAGACAGCCGGAAAAGCAGTGCGTGGTAGTTCCTCAGGAATGATTGGATCCCTGACTACTCTACCAAACTTTACTGTGCGTTGCTTCTTAAATAAATCAACAAGCTCTACACATATGCTTTCTCTATCGCTTACCGTAGCCATTATCTGTATAACCTAGTTTGAGCGTATTTGTATGTTTCAGCGTCAGTAACACTTCCGTCACCATCGTCGTCATACTTTATACCCAATGCGAATTGCATATCTAATTCATCCTTCAAACGGTCCTGATAGAACTTAATTTGTTCAATGAATGTATCTTCAACTCTAAAGGTAGACATTTTTGGAAGCACATAAGCAACCAATGTCTGATATACAGTAGCCTTAGTCCACTGTGCGCCAGTTAATTTAGATGCATCAAAGTCTTTGTTACCCTTTACTTGATCATACCACTTAACTTCAATCTTGTTTTTGATATCAGTTTCAGCTAATGCAAGTTCTGAATCCCAATCCTCTGTGTCACCTTCATATACTTCTGGTGCATAAAAGTTTAAGTTTTCTGCTGTTGCGTAAGACAATTTATTTCTCCTATTAAAATAACTAGGGGATTAGCTCCCCTAGTTTTAGTGTTTACTTCTTATGCTGCTGTAATTACAACACCACGCTTTTCGTCTATGACTGCTGCGCCCTGGTAAAGTGAACCTACGATGTCTACACCTAATTTAGTTGGTGCTTCAGTAACCGTAATCTTCATTGGAGAGAACTGTGCTTGTCTGGCACAATCTGCACCAAATACAACACCGTTTGTTGCTGCATGTGAGCTTTGGAATAATTGAATTCCTGCTGCTGAACCTACAAAACCGTTTCTTAAAGCTTCACCCTGGTAGTCACCACCGGCAAAGTTTGCACCTGCAACTGTTGTCATCAACTGATGCGCCATTGCTGGTGTAACGATACCATATAGTTGGCCTGTTTCGCCTCTATCTCTGATTGCCTCAACTGCTTCAAACAATTTGTCCATTGTTAAAGCGCCGCCTGTTGCAATTGCAGTGTTGTCGTCCATTGCCAATAGTGCTGTCATAACGTCAGCATCATATGCCGCCGAAATAGCTTGACCAATGTGCGTTCCTAGATTGTTTGCGTCTGGTGAACCAATGTCTCTCATAACCGCTCTTGCGCCATATGTTGATGCAACAATGTTTGTTCCTGCTGCAGTGATTGTAGATAATGATAGTTCTTCATTAGCCAAATCTGCACCTGCTGCCGGATTATCAACAGTAACAGTGCCACTCATTAGTGGAACTTGTGCTGAAGTTGATCCTGCTGGAACTGAAATTGTTGGAATTAATTGTCCTGATAAGAACAATGATTTTTCAAATGCCGCATAAATTGCCGCGGCCTGCGTTGGGACTACTAGTCCCGATAGCGTTGAATACGCTGATGATGTGTTAGCCATTTTAATTTCTCCTAATAATGGTTATTAATTAAACCTTGCCCGCCAGCTTCATCTTTTTATAGATTTCTCTGTGCTCAGCTCGGCTTAAGTCAAGTTGTGCAATATCCAAACTCTGTGGATCTGCGTTATTTGTATTACCCGTAGAGCCTGCACCACTAGGTCCGGCACTTTTGAAATACGTGTTACCTGATAGGAACTCCTCAACTAGATTAGCTACTGACATTGGATCAGCTGAATCCGTATATCTTTGTTTACCTTCAGCATCAGTAACTATTACATTACCGTCTGAGTCTAGTGTAATGTTCTTTCTCAGTAATTGAGCTACATGATCAGGTGCAACACTTTTAGCTTTAGATGCCGCATCAATTAATGCTCCATCAATTTTGATACTCTCAAGTTCAGTTCTAAGTCTAGTGATTTCACTATCTGACTTTTCTTTCTGCTTCTTAAGAACACCCTGAAAGTCTTCCTTCTTGATCAGTGTCTCTTCCTCAACTTGCTCTTTCAAGCTCTTGAGTGCGTTGTATTCATTCAAATCAACATTTTCAAACTTCTTGTTAACTTGGGCAATACGCTTGCCAATAAGATCATTTACTTCTTCTTGTGTAAAAGTCTTAGCGGCTTCAACCTGGGAGTCTGTATTTTGGCCTGTTGCTGTATCCCCAGTGTCTACAGTTTCAGTTTGTGTTTCCACACCATGATTATCAATTGTCATGTCAATATTCCTTTATTAAGTTTAGGGTTGGATACTAAAGTATCAAACTTGTTTATAGCTTTATTTATCCTTTTATTATTCCTCTACGGGCACCCAATAGTGTCTGCAATTGTATCCGCCTCTTACAACAAACGGATCGCCTGGTTCTTTACCAGCCCAGCCACTACCATCCCATAGATTTTGTATATCTTCGGCATTCATAATACTGCCTACCATTGATACACAAAAGGGTCTACTTGTTGCCATAACGCCACCTACATATTCAAAGTTCTCAACACCATTTCGTGTTGCTTGAGCTTTTGCATAAGTGCCATTAAAGCTACCTACAACGTTATCTACACCAGTGCTTAACTTGACAGCAATTGAACCTGCTGTGTTAACACTTCCTGGTAGCTTACGCTTTAGTTTGTTTGTTGCTTGTGTGACAACTGCCGCACTTGCACCATCCTTTACTAGTTTGCGTAAATTACGTTGATCGCGTCTTACATCTGGATCTGTTGAATCCATATGCACTCCGCTAATTCTTCCTCTTGCTTGATTTATTAATGCTGCACTTGATAATCCTGCAACACTTCCAAGCACTACTGTTTTTACAATATCTTCACCTGAACCTGACATTGCATTACTAAGTTCTTCACTACTTAAATCTAATAACTGGCTTTGTGATACAAAGTCTTCAGGACTAGTTGGCGCTTTAGTTTGAGCCATAAAGTCTTCGCTAATAGATGTTAATGTTTGTGCCGCACTCTTAACAGTCTGACTGTGTTTTTCAACTGCTGCAAGTATTTGCGGTCTTACCAACTCAGGACTTTGGTTTAGAGCAATTATATCAGCTACTTCATTTTCCAATGCTTTGACAATATCAAACACATCAGCCTTCATATTAACCAAGGCTTTGTCTACAATCTTATCGTGCTTCTTTACATTGAAAGCCAATTTTACTCACCCTCGTGTTTGTAACCCAATGCACTTAGTTGTAAATGTTGTTCTTCAGTTGTTACAACTGTGACTGCTCCAGTTTCTGGGTTAGTCATTTCGTGCGGTTCAAACTCTACTTTGTCCATGTCTGCTAAGATTTTACTTTGTAGTTCATCATCATCTACAGTTAATGCAACTACTTGTTTGCTTATTTCAGTTTGGAACATTTCATTACTAACACCAGCACTGCGTGCCTTCATTAGGAACTCTAGTTCTAACATCTCATCTCTCATATCAAATGTTTCTGGATATTCTAACTGGAAGTCTTCTGGCATACCTAATGCTTGCCAATCTAACCAAGTAATCCACATTTGATATTCTGTTTCTTTAAGTGTGTCAGCCATGTCCGATAGCTTTGCATTTAATAACTGTCTTTCCGTTTGTAATGCAACACCACTCATTGGTGATCCGTTTGTTGCCTGTATTGCACTTGTATGTGTCATACGCTTAATACTTGCAACACTGTTTTCAATTGTTTTAAGTATACTGTCTGTTGTGCTTAGTGTTGGTTGTAACAAATATGGTTTCAATGCACCATCTGTTGACTCGTCAAGATTAAGTATACTACCAGCACCTGCAACTGCGTCTGTGCTTGTTGGCTTAACTAATGTTGGGTGCGAACTAATTCTTAAATGTTGTTCTACTTCACTTAAACAGTTGTAAATAAACTTCTGTTGATTAGCTACATCTGCCACCATACTAAAGCCTATACCTTTCATTGGTGACTTTAATGGTGCGTGAAATATAAATGGAATGTAACCCAAAGGATTATCGTGTTGTGTATGTTCAACTATCTTCTCATAATCACCTTGATCATCTTTGCTTACTTTGTATTTTTCTACTGAGTCTTTGTGCCAACAAGTAAATGTAACATACTGATCATTCTCAGATTCTCTTACTTTGATGTATTCAAGTTCCATCTTGCCCGCAATGTTGCGTTCATAATACCAATCTAAAACATTTTGTGGAGTGTAAGCAGCCGCATAAGCACGAATGCCTAATTCAACTGCTTCAGCTTCTGTTTCTACTTTGTATGCTGGTTTGTCAATTAAGATCCAAGTTGATCCATGCACCATAGCCAAGTCATTAGCAGTTTTTAAGAAACTGTCTATGCTTTGTCCTTCTTGGTCAGTGTCATACAACCACGCATTAACTAATGGGTTGTTGATTAACAGTCCTAATTCACGTTTGGGAAGTGTTCTAAATAAGAAACTTCTGTATATATCTACGGTTGTTTGCACATGGTTATCTAATGGAGTTGAGCTTAATCTCTTTCCATATTGGTCTCCTGGACCAGTATTCTCTCCAATGTATTGTGTTAAGTAACTACCACTTTTATACAATTCACCACCTACATATGATTTGTAATGATAGTTAGCCTGTTTGGCTACTTCAGGGTAGCTAGGGTGTGTTTGTTCTATTTGTTCTAATGTTAACATAATTATATTTCCTTTTTAAGGGTAGCACTTTCAACAGTGATCAATTGTTGATACTATACTGCTTATTTATCCTTTTTTAATAATGGCCAAACAGCTGCGGACTAGTGTCTGCATGTTTTGGTTTATCTATTCTTATCGGGTTAATCCAATGCACTAAGTATCCCAATGCATCGTTCATGTGATCTAAGTTACTGTTCTTATCTGGTATCCTAGTTCCTTCTTTGTAAGTCTGACCACTTATACACTTGATTAAATGTTTGCATTTTGGATCAACTGTAAGTTTTACACTTCCATCAACAGCTTTAAGACTTGTGTTCACTGCTGCAATTCTATCTTTTACCGGTGGGTTGATACTCTTTACTTTTAGTATAAATCCACTGTTTCTTAATATGTGATGATCACTTGTATTTGAACTGGTTTTGCGTGCCTGTCCTGACGCATCTGGATAAATCCACATCCTGTTGTTTGGATATCGGTTTAACAATTCCTCTGCCATTTCAAATGTATTTGATCCTTCCATAGTAATTTCATCTATAACGCTTATTTCATTTCCATTTACTCTGCATATCATTGCACAAATTGGCGTGACGTTAAAGTCAAGCCCAACATGTAGTATTTCATTCTTCTTAAATTCTACATCTTGTTTCTTAATATGAACACTGCTATCCCAATTATAATAAATTGCACCAGCATAAGTTTCAAAACTTGCTTCATATTCTTGTCTAAATGATTTCTCATCTAATTCGTTTCGTGCTGCTTCAATCTCTTCTTCTGCAACATTACCACCTTGTATTGTTGTGTATTGAAACGCACTGTAATTCTCTTGACCATGTGCACCTTGCCATAAGTCATATATCCAACTACCTTTGCCCTGTGGAGTTGTAATAAACATAGCTCCGCCTTGCCTATCTGACAATGCTGGTCTACATACTTCTGTCCACATCTTCTGGTCTATCATAGCTGCTTCATCCATTACCAAGTAATCCATACTAACACCACGCAAGTTATCTGGGTTATCACCACTGCGTAAGTATATTCTACTATTGTTAACTAATGTAATTTCTAAATTACTTTCATTAATCTTCTTAGCCCAACGGGCTCTTATAAATTTTTCCTTAATGTCATCCCATAATATTTGACGGCACATCTTGTATGTTGGTGCAACATAAAAGATCTTACTATTGGGAAACCTTGCATACTTGGCCATCTCATGCATTGATAGCCAACTCTTCCCCCATCTTCTTCCTGCAACAACAACCTTAAATCTGCTTGGGTCGTCACTAACTTCTTTTTGAACATCACTTAGAGGCATTGTTTTTTCCATTTACATAAAGTCCAAACCAAGCTGCACCTGCACCAATCATTGTGCTAGTAAATGCTGCTTGAGCATTGTTTGGATCTGGTAAATCCATAAACCAAGTTATAACCAAATAGAAACATATCATGTATGTTAGTATAAGCATCCTTGGTATTACTCTCCAAGCGTCTAATTGTTCTGGGGTTAGTTTCATATTACTTGCCGTATTTCTTTTTGCCTTTTTTCTTCTTAGCCATTTTATACTCCTATTCCACTTTTTACCATACTCATAACTAAACTTGCAACTAAAAGTCCAAGCACCCACCATATTCTATTGTCAATCTTTTCAATCTGTTTAGATTGTTTTTCCATATCTCTTTCGATGTGGTAAAGATGATTAGTCTTTATAGTATTGATGTCTTGTTTAATGTTTTGAATGTCTGCAATATTCTTGTCTGTGACTTCCATCCATTCTTTACATTTTTCTTTTGTTGCACTCATTATTAATCACTCCATGGTAGTATTTGATCAGCTTCTTCGTCCAATGGTGTATCTGTTTGATTAAGAATATTTTTACCTAGCCAAATTTGCATAGTTACATTATTCTTTTCAATTGCGTTTCGCCATTGTGCTCTTCTCAATGCAACTTTACCAAGCGTCTTGCCTGTTGCAATTACATCCTTATAGTTCCTATTTAATGTATCTACACTCACGCCCAAAATGTAAGCCATTTCTTTGACTGTGCATTGCACTTCACAAAGCTTCTTAAGTATTTCTACATCAACTTCTTTTCGTGGTGCACCTTTCTTTGGTGCTGCTTTTTCCTGTTTGTCCTCAGTGTTGTCCGCATTTTCAATCATGGTAGATCTCCTTTATTAGTTTACACTGGTCCACAAGTAGACTGAAGCATTGTAATACATAATATTATTATTATCTGAATTAATTACAAGCATTCCATCAAAGTTATCTGATCCTGTTGAATCAAGTCCTATCCCTATCTTGCCTGTTGTTCCGCTTGGGCCAACTGCTGTGCATGTAAATACCACATTCTGATATGTTCCGCCGCCGCCAATGGTTGCACCCATGGCTGACCATTGTGCATTAGTTACATCACCTACATCTTTAATTTTATATGTGTCTCCAACTATGGCATATTCTGGACTATATTCAACTAATGCGTCTGCTTCTGCATTAGTTATTATTGGAATTAAAGGTGGAACTCCAAATTTAATTGTTGCTGGTGCTATGTCATCTGAGTAACTGTCAGTAATTGTAAAATGATTTGTATCTAAGTCTTGTGACATTGGTGTTTGCACACCGCCAACTTTTAATATATTGTTTGCATCATCTCTAACATAGATACTAAAATCATGTGTGTTGATTGCAATTTCACCTTCAGCTAAATCACTTGTTGTTGGAACGCCTGCTGTGTGTCTACGTTTTGGTTTAATTATCTGGCTCACCAAGGACACTCCTCTGTTAATGTTAATGCGATAAAATCTGGCACTGTGAAAGTTGTTAGACCTTCAGCCTTTTGAATTGCGTATTGATCACGCATTAGTTGTAATACCAACATTACATAATCTTTATGCTCACCGGTTAAGGCTGCATTTCTTTGTGTGTCAGCATCTACATAATTAAATATTGCTGCTTGACATTCTGTTTGTAAACTCATAATGTTCTCCTTATCCTACGTCAATAATACTGTTAGTTGCTAATTGAACTTGTTGAATATCTATTTCTTCACCAGTCCAAGCTCCTGTTGAACTTGCTTGTATCAAACAACCACTTTGAACAAAACTCTGTGTTTGTATTCTGAAACTTTCAATTGGCTGAGCACTACCTAAATCAATAGCTAGATAATCTGTATTGCTTGTTCCTGATAAGTTCCACCAGCTATCGCCAGTTGCATTATTGAATGCCTTCCATGCTTCATAAGTTCCATAGTGATAACTTTCTGATGCAACAAATGGTGTTGGTGCTGAGTTTGATGTCATTGCACTTGTTGGCCATTTAGTTCCACCTTGATTTGGATCTGTATACAGTCCAAATTCTTTAATTAATGTTCCATTACCAAGTGTAGCATTAAACAATAAACGGAAGTATCTGTAATTAAACGTATAATCATAACTTACCAAACTCTTTGTAACTGTCTCAGATTGTAAGTCACCAAAGTCTTGAACCTTCACTCTTATTTCATGTGTGCCAGTAGCTGGCACTGTAAATGTTAGTGTTCCATCTAAATTATCTGTAACCGCACTATTGGCTACAACTTTTGTAGTTCCTGTGTAAACTTCTACGTAGTATGCAGGGTCATCATATGTAGCATGATTTGAAATTGTTAATGTGTATGTTTGTGTTGCGTATGCATCCATGTTACCAGTTAATGTTGGATTAACACTTAGTCCTAAGTTAGTGTTTTGCCATTCACCGGCTGTTGAATTATACATAAGTAGATCATTGTTCTGAATGTTTGAAATATCAACATCAGTTAATCCACTTAGTGTTGAACTGCCGCCACCACTGTTTGTTACCCAGTCATAGTCTGTTCCATCCCAACTTAACACTTGGTTAGTTGTTGCAGTTGACGTGTTTAAGTGTGCATCAACATCAGTGTTAACTCTGCTTTCAAAATCAACTGGTTTATACCAACCGTTTCCGTTGTTGTCTGGGTCAAAAACTAATACAGCACCTGCAACATTTAATGCACTATTGTTATCTACATTGTCTAGATCTTGTGTTCCATTTGAATCAAAACTTATGGTTCCATTACCATCTGTTCTTAGGATTTGATTTGCTGTTCCGTCTGTAGTTGGGAACTTGTATTCTTCAAAGAACCTTATAGTTCCATCTTCAACTCTTAATGCTTCAGATATGTTATTACTACTATCACTAACCATAAGTTTAAACTTTTGAGTGTTTAAATGATAAGGTCTGTATGCATAATTTGAACTATAGTCACCAAATACACTTGTAGTAAAGTGATCTTCAGCACCAAATATTCTTTGACGCATTGTAACATTACCGCCATTACTAAGGTCTCCCCAGTCTTTGGAGTAGTAGAATCCGTAATCACCCGTTAAAGCATTTGTATGATTATGATTACCTTCTGGGTCCATCATAAACACAAGTTTATCTAAATCATAATTTGGATCATTTTGTCCAAGTAGGGCAACTGCTTTACCGCTGCTGTCTTCTAATGTAAGTTGTGGTTTGCTCCATAAACTATTGTCTGTTTTAATATTAACAACAGCATCATCTGGTGCACTTGCAGTTCCTTCAATTAATAAATGATCACCATCATAAGTTAAATCACTTTGACCGTTAAGTGTATTAGCAGTAGCTGAACCTGTGATAAGTCTGTTAGCATCATTGCCAATGATGTTAGTTGATCCACCACCACCACCTGATTGTGTAACCCAATCATAATCTGATCCTGTCCAACTTAATACTTGATTGGTTAATGCTGTTGACGTGTTTAAGTGATTGTCTACATCATCGTTTTCATATGGATAATCAAAATACAATTGTCCACTACCGTCTGTAAGTAATACTTGTCCAGTGTTGCCATCACTGGTTGGGAATACATAACTATTATGGAAGCTAATAGTGTTAGCTTCAAAATCTAAATTAGTTGGCCACACATTTGGTTGTTGCGAAGCAGTGTAAGAACTAAATCTGTTTTTCTGTCCTTTGAAAGGTCTCATATCAATTGCTATACCTGTTCCACTTGAACCACTGGCATCACAAACAAATTCTGTGCCTACATTGTTGTCTGCTGAACCAACTGCTGTAAAGTCTGTGTTTCCAACAGTAAAGATCTTATACTTAACACCAATTATAAATCCGTCACTTGCTTTTTCAAAGCCAATGTCGTCTGCACCTTTCATACCAAATGTTGAAAAGTGTGAACCAGTGTCCCAAGCATCCGCTGTTCCTGTTCCACTACCTGCACCTGTGGCTACAAATACTGTGTTGACATTGTTATCAGCCGCACCAATTTGTGTAAAGTCTGTGGTTCCAACAGTTTTAATTTTAAATGTTTTGCCGGTTACAAAACTACCAGCAGCAGTCTCCCTGCTAGTTATAGTTCCATCATTGGCTACAAAATCTGTGTTGTCAATGTTAAGCCTAAACATGTTCGCTCTGTTTGGTGTTTGGAATTGTAAAACATTAATCCATTCTGAACTAGCTTGTGTATAGTTTTGAATATTGAATGCACCATTAAATGCACTGTAGTCTGGTGTTAAGGTTGAATCATATTCATTAACAATCTTTAATCCTTGGAAGTTATTACCACTTCCACTGTTAGCCATGTATTTGATTTCATTAATAACTGGAGCTGTAATTGTTTTGTTGCTTAGTGTTTCTGTTCCAGTTAATGTAACACCATCTGTGATTCCGTATCCACTAATTGTAGTTGGTGTTGAAGTGATTGCACTCCACGCCAAAGTTGATATGCCTGGTAAGTTTGTTAACTGTGAACCGTCAACTGCTGGTAGTTTTGCACTGCTATCTAATTGAACAATCTTGTTTGCAGTTGTTCCAACATCAACGTTTAATGTTCCGCTTGAAGTAATTGGTCCACCTGTTAAGCCTGTTCCACTGTCAACACTTGTAACACTTCCTGAACCTGTTCCAGTTGGTGCTGGTTTCCAGTATGAGTTTGTATTATCCCAAGTAAGAACTTGTCCATCAGTTGGTGTTGCACTGTTTACATTGTTTAAGTCTGCTAGTGCTAAACTTACTGCGCCTGTGGCACCGTTAACACTTGTAACTGGCGAGGTTGCTGCTGTAAAGCTAATAACACCTGTTGAATTATCATAACTAATATCGCCACTTGCACTAATACTAGTTCGTGCTCTCGCTTGTGTAAAGTATTCGTTAGTTGAACCTTCGGCAACTGTATCTGTGTTGCCTTGTGTATAAGTTATTGCACCTGTTGAATTATCGTAACTTAAACTACCACTCGCAGTTATGGCAGCTCTTGAACGTGCATCTGTGTAATAAAGGTTTGTTGTTCCTTCACTAAGATCATCTGTGTCTTTACTACTTAGATCGAGGTTGGCTCCTGTTTGTAAATTGATTCTGGCATCAGCTCTAGCATCAGTAAAATATAAATTAGTTCCTTCAGTTAGATCAGTTGTTGTTGATGAAGTTTCATCTAATAGTTTAATCCAATTGCCACCGTGTGCAAAGTAACCTTTTCCTGTTGCATGAACATGAGCAAACATTCCGTGATATGTTGTTGCACTTGGTAAGTCGCCTTCTGTTGCAAACATATTTGCAAACTTAACTATTTCACCATCTGTTGCTGCTAAGGCTCTTGCATCTGTAAAATATAAATTAGTTCCTTCTGACAAATTGGTTGTGCTTTTGGTTGCAAGGTCCGTGTCAAACTGTGCTGAGTCTCTGGCTGATGTGTAATATAAATTACTTCCTTCTGTTAAGTCACCTGTGTCTTTGGTTGCTAAATCAGTATCAAATTGTGCAGTATCTCGTGCCGCAGTATAATAAAGATTACTTCCTTCAGTTAAGTCACCTGTATCTTTGGTAGCTAAGTCTGTATCAAACTGTGCTGAGTCTCTGGCGGCAGTATAATAAAGGTTAGTTCCTTCTGTTAAGTTTGTAGTTGATTTAGTTGCTAAGTCAGTGTTGAATTGAGCCGTATCTCTGGCGGCAGTATAATATAAATTACTTCCTTCAGTTAAGTCATCTGTGTCTTTAGTAGCTAAGTCAGTGTTGAATTGTGCAGTGTCTCTGGCTGCTGTGTAGTAAAGGTTAGTTCCTTCACTTAAATTTGTAGTTGATTTAGTTGCTAATCTTGTATCAAAGTCTGTGTTGGCTCGTGTTGTTGTGTAATATAAATTAGTTGAACCTTCACTTAGATCGTCAGTATCGTGATTGCTTAAACTTGTAACAGTTCCTGTAATATCACCTTCAATGTCTGCAATCAATGTGCCTTTGGTAACACTTATAGTTGATTGAGTTCCATCTGCTGTAGTTGTGCCTAATGTAAACTTGTCTGCACTCTCATCCCAAATGAATGCTGCATTATCTAGATCGCCACGCTCAACAATCATTCCACTATCTTTGGTTGGTGTTGATCCTGTTTGATCTTTGTTTAATACAAATAAGTTATCTTTGATTAATAAGTTTTCTGTGTCAACAGTTGTGGTTGTTCCGCTTACAGTTAAGTCTCCTGTAATGCCAACATCTCCACCAACAGTTAAATCGTTTGTTACAGTGATATCATTTGTTACAGTAACATCGTTGCCAACACTTAGATCGTTTGTGATTGTAGTATCGTTGCCAACAGTTAAATCATTTGCAACAGTGACATCATTTGGTAAGCCAACTGTAACGGCACTTGTTTCTGTTCCTGATCCTGTTATTGTTATTTCGTTTGCAGTTCCAGTTATAGTCGCAACATAGTTTCCAGTTGTGTCTGTTCCTAATGCAACACTGTTTGCTTGAACTGAAGCCGCAACAACGTTTAAGCCGTCAATGTAATTCTTATCAATGTGTGCTCTAACTTCTGTAGTGCTTGGTCCAACATAAGCAAATTCGCCTGTTGAACTATTGTAAGTTAAACTTCCATCACCACTTGATGTTGCACTAAAATGTGCTCTGGCTTCAGCGGCACTTGGCCCAGTGTAACTAAACACACCTGTTGAATTATTATAACTAAAGCTTCCATCTCCACCATTGTCTAATGCACTAATATGAGCTCTAACTTCTGTAGCGTTTGGACCTGTGTAAGTTATAACACCATTGCTGGCATCATAAGTTAAACTTCCATCACCGCCTGAATCAGTAACACTAATATGAGCTCGTGCTTCGCTTGGTGTTGGTCCATTATAAGTAAACACACCTGAGTTTGCATCATAGGCAAGACTTCCATCTCCACCTACTGAGTTTGTTACACTTACTGAGTTTCTTGCACGGGCATTTGTGTAATATAAATTACTGGTGCCTTCGCTTAGATCATCTGTATCAGCGGCAGCAATTCTGGCGTCAGCTCTAGCATCTGTGTAATATAAATTAGTTCCTTCTGTTAGATCAGTTGTGCTTTTAGTAGCTAACCTACTATCAAACCTTGCGTTTGTATAATAAAGATTGTTTCCTTCAGCAATGTCTGTGGTTGTAAATGCAGCTGAAATGCCGCTGATATCAACAGTGTTACCTGATGATATTGTTAAGTTTGGTGAGCTGAATAACAACACCTGACTGTCTGATTGTGTTGTTAAGTATCCTGCATCGTTAGTAAACATACTAACATTACCTGACTTGTTTGTTAATGTGTCTGTTGAATTTGCTTTAATAAATTGTTCAGTGTTGTTTGTAACAATATTTTGAACTCTAGCGTTTGTGTAGTAAAGGTTTAATCCACCTTCTGTTAAATCGTTTGTTGACTTAGCTGCTAAGTCACTGTTGAATAATGTTGAACTATAATACTTTGCAGTTCCTTCTGGGACATCATCTGTGTCTAATGAAACTGATCCTGATTCACCATTAACTGATACAACAAGATTACCTGTTGCGTCAAAGCTAATAACACCTGTGCTTGAATCATAAGCAATATCGCCTGTGGCACTTATTGCACTTCTGGCTCTAGCGTCTGTGAACCATTTGTTTGTTGGTGAAGCGTCTTCTTGAACATCGTCTGTGACCAACACAACATTGCCGTATCTTCCATTGACGCTTTCAACTGGAAATCCACCGTAAGGTGGAATCAATGCTGGTGTAATATCTAACTTAACTGTATCGTTATCGGTGACTGTGACACCTGTTGCTGTATCAATAACAACAACTTGGTCGGTAGCAACTTCGGTAACAATGACATTAAGATTCTCATCATCTTTTGGTAATACCGTGTATGTTGACATTTAACTTACTCCTGGACTTATATATGCTTTACCTTGTAGTAATCTTGTTTTAATTCCAGTGTCGTCAGTCATAACAACATCATACACCTGATCGCCTGGGGATAGTGCGCCTGTTTCAACATCAGTTAGTGTTATTGTAAATAATCCACTGGTTGCATTTTCAATTGAACAAGTAAAACTTTGTCCACTTGTGTCATTGTAATTCTTTTTTACTTTCGCTTCGAAACTATATCCTGTGATATCTTTAATAGCACTGGCACTCTTTAATTGGAATGTCCTAACATAGTCTGCGTTTTGCGAAATGGTTATATTGTATTCTGCGGCTGCCATTAGTTTAATATACTCCTTAATATGAATTCTAATCCTGCATAACCCCACGTAATGGTAAGGTATATTAACACTAGATTAGAGAGGGCGGTTAAACTTTTGATTAACTTATCTAATTCGTTCATAATATGATTTCCTTGTTGTTTTACAATGTTATTTATCCAAATTAAAACCGTAAGAAATAGCTCAGAAGTCAACAAGGAATGTAACACTCCTGAGCCAGCGTATTAGAGCAGAACCCCCACTGTCTAATAAGCGTTAGTATTTAGCCCTTTTTTGTTAGAATAATAGGCATTAAGGTGTATAGCAGTC